CTATTCATCGCATACACAAACAGGCACTTATTACATCTGGGGCGCTCAACTCGAAGCTGGCTCATTCCCCACCAGCTACATCAAGAACGAAGGCACTACTAGTGGTGTAACACGCTCTGCCGATGTAGCGTCTATCCCCGTGGCTGACTTTGGCTTTAATACTGGGGCGGGTACGTTTGTTGCTGAGTTTGATTTTACAGACCCACAAAATGATGACCACAACTACGTTATTAGTGGCGGCTCAGACGCTAGAATTATCTACAACAATGCAAGCCAAAGTGCTTGGCGGGCGTTCGATGGAGTGGCTGGCGTTTCATATGGTTCTCTTGATAATACAGGCGCTAGTCGTTTTAAAGCCGCTGTTGCAGTTAATGAAAGCGCCAACGACACTGCTACGTTTCTAGACGGAAACTTAGCAAGCACTAGAACATTATCGTTTAGTCTAATGACAAACTTAAAGGGTGAAGATTTAAATATAGGTAATGGCTTTAGTTCAGGCCAAAAACTCAACGGCCACATCAAGTCCATCAAGTATTTCCCCAGACGACTCACGAACGCACAACTACAAGCACTGACAGAGCCACGCAGTGACGCAACCCTATCTCTAACCTTTGACGGCCTAGAGTCTAGCTTTACGGAGAACTACATACATGGCTAATGTTAAAGCGACAGACTTAATTGATTTCACACGGGCATCCGAAGGCTACGCTCTGGCTAAGGTTAGCTATGGTGAGGAGCTTGTATCGTCCTCAGATCGAAACCAGACTGCAACATCTACGGATGAAATTGTAGGTGTAGAGGTTGATCCTATTTCTGTTGAGATAGGTAAGATTTATTTTGTTTCTGCAACAGTTACAGCCACATCAACGGGAACATTTAAAAACCCAGACTGGGGTGTTGGTGAGCCTAACATTGATCCTGTTCAATCAAATACTTTTGATTTGTTAAACGAGCAAGATGCTTACGAAGATAATGTCGAAACAAATGTATACGGAACAGTTATTCCAAACCAAAGCACTATAGGTGTTGCGTTTAGAGTAGGAGGAGACTCTAGTGGAGATAATACTCTTACTGTATCTAACATCAGCGTCAAAGAAGTCACCTTCAACCAAGCCGACGGTACGCTCCAGTTATTCCAGCACCCAGACAATATCCCTAGAATCGAATACGACGCCGATGGGAACCTGTTGGGGCTGTTGATTGAGGAGCAGAGGACTAACAATATAACAAACAGTGAGTCGTGTAGTTTTGTTGATAAAAGCGGCGGAACTGTAACCGCCTCAACAACGCCAGCTCCTTATGGAACGTCTTCTACTGTCAAGCGAATTCAAAGCTCTACTCTTAACGGAGGAGGGAGACTGCAAGTAACAATCTTGACTGGAGGTGATAACTACTGCTCCGTTTATGTGAGATCAAGAACTGGGGCAGATCAAAACTTAAAAATCACAGCAGCAGGCACTACAGGCGCAACTCAAGTAGCCCCCGCTTCTGGTGATTGGGTTCGGCTTGGCAGGGTTGCTTCTCTTGGTGCTGGCTCTAGAGATATGCGTGTCTTATCAACTGGTGACACTATTGATTTAGATATTGCTTTGCCACAGGTTGAGCTTGGCTCCTTCCCCACGTCCTACATTAAAACCACAGGCAGTACGGCAAGCAGATCAGCAGACGTAGCAAAGATCGACGTAGATCAGTTTGGGTACAACCAGAATGAGGGGACGGTGGTTGCTGAGTTTGACAGCAATGGTTCTGATGGCTCTGATTACCCTAGAGTTTTTGCCCTTTCAAATACGTCTGGCTCAGACTTAGCACGGTTTCTTATTAACCCAACAAACACGACGACAGTTTCTGTAATTACATCAAGTTCTGGGGTTGCTCTGACTGGCTGGAGCGGATCAATTAGTCCAAATACAGCAGAAACAATTGCTTTGGCTATCAAGCAAGATAGTTTTGCCGCTAGTCTTTCTGGCGCTTCAACTCAAACAGACGCGTCTGGTAATATGCCAGCAAAAGCAGACTTACTTGCTATTGGTACGCAAACTAACCTTGGGAACAACTATCTCAACGGCCACATCAAGTCCATCAAATATTTCCCCAAGCGTCTATCTAACGCGAAACTACAGGAACTTACATCATGACAGAAGAATTAATCATCGAAGCACCAAAGCGTGACTTCTACCTACGACTATCGGCTGAGCAAGAGATGCCAACTGTATTGTCTGCGTTCTACCGACAAGACTACGTAACTAACGTGGACGAGGAAGGCGTAGAAACGCAGGTAGAGGACGGTGACGCATACCTAGTAACTCATAGCCATGACTACGCTATTGATGTCGTAGGGACGCTACACGAGCCTACAGGCACTATGCTGACTGACGACGAGGGTAGCGAGTACCCTGAGATGGCACCGATGGCAGGCTGGCACGTTAACATCCGTCTCGTGGGAGATGCTGTACGTGAGACTGTAGAGGCGCTGGACGAGACGCACGGGGTTACACCTGAGACACCTATGAGAGTTTGGTTGTGAGCATATCTACCTTCGCAGAGCTAAAGGCGAACATTGCGGACTTTTTAAACCGCGATGATTTGACGTCCTCTATCCCGACGTTTATCGCGCTTGCAGAGGCCCAGATTAATCGCGACTTGCGTCACTGGAAGATGAAGTCTCGGGTTAGTTTTACCATTGATCAGGAGTACGAAGACCTCCCAAGCGATTGGCTGGAGACTGTCTCGTTTAATGCCGGCAACAAATACCCGTTAAAGCTTGCGTCGAGAGAGACCATTGCCGATAAAAGAATGGGCAGCGAGGACACGGCCGGCACACCTGAGTATTACGCGCACATTGCCGACAAGTTTGAGTTCTACCCAACCCCGGATGATACGTACACCGGGGACTTACTGTACTACCAGCGCCTTCCTGCCCTGTCGGACTCTAACACCAGCAACTGGCTTCTAACCGACAGCCCGGATGTTTACTTGTACGGTGCGCTAATTCACTCGGCCCCGTATTTACAAGAAGACGGGCGTGCGGGCACGTGGGCGCAGCTCTATGGTGCGGCAGTGCAAAAACTTAACCTTTCATCCGATAACGCTACAATGAGCGGCTCGGGTCTTGTAATGAAGAACAGAGGTCTAGGCTAATGGCTGATACGACAACCACCACATACTCATTGACCAAGCCCGAGGTTGGCGCTTCGGAGGATACTTGGGGTACGAAGATCAACACCAACTTCGACTCTCTCGATGACCTTCTGGACGGCACTACTGCAATACAGCCCAACCTGACTGCGGGATCATGGAAAGTAGGCGGCGTTGCCGTTGCATCGACTGCGGCAGAGTTAAACCTTTTGGATGGTGTCACGGCCACTACCGCCGAGTTAAACATTTTGAGCGGTGTCACTGCGACAGCCGCAGAGCTAAACATCTTGGATGGCGTGACATCGACTGCTGCGGAGCTGAACATTCTTGATGGTGTTACGGCTACAACGACTGAGATCAACGAGCTTAGCGGTGGTCTTGGCCCCTCTGGTCTTGCAGATAACGCGGTCACGACTGTTAAAATTAATGACGATGCGGTAACAGCCGATAAAATTGGCGACGGCGCACTTGCTGCGGCATATCCTGTTGGCTCTATTTATATGAACGCCAGTGACGCTACTAACCCGGCCACCTTATTAGGGTTTGGTACGTGGGCCGCATTTGGTGCAGGTCGTGTTCTTACTGGCTTAGACGGCAGTGACACTGACTTTGATGCAGCGGAAGAGACGGGTGGCTCAAAGACTCATACGCTAACAGAGGCAGAGCTACCGGCTCACCACCACAAAACGATTGCAAACGTCGATAGTAACTCGGCGCTTACTGCGACTAACCAAGTTGCAAAGCGAGACCTCACCGGGTCGCAAGATCAAGAGTATGAGCTGCACGGGACGGCTACGGCGGCAACGCTTGGCAAGTCGTCTGAGGTTGGTAGTGGAAGTGCGCATAACATTATGCAGCCTTACATTGTTGTTTATATGTGGAAGCGTACTGCTTAAGAGGTACACATGGCGCTAAATGCTATCGATATACCAGCAGGGGTTTACAGGCACGGTACGGACCTAGAAGGCGCCGGCCGGTGGCGCGATGTAAACCTTGTGCGCTGGCGCAACGGCTCGCTTGGCCCCATTGGTGGCTGGCAGGAAAGAGTTAAAACCGGCACGACCGAGACGTTTACAGCCTCTGATCAGCAAAAGGTTTTTACTTACACATTTACAAGCCCGGATCGCTCTTCGCAGATTGCGGTTTATCAAAACGGCGTTTTGCTATCGTCTAGCGTTTACTCAATAGACCTAGCTAACAAGAATGTCGTGCTCGTTAATCGTGCAAGCGGCGGTGACAGCATACAAATAAAGCTTATATTCTTAGACAAGCCCGTCCGTGGAGCAATTGCTTGGATTGATAACTCGGTCAACACGAATATGGCCGTGGGTACGTATGCAAACCTTTATTACGTCAGCGCTAACAATGCAGTCAGTGATATCACTCCGGCATCTTTCACTACAGGAAGCGAAAGTGCTGCACTGCGGTCTGGCTTTGGTGCCGGCAACTACAACACCGGGTATTACGGCACAGAGCGAGTATCTACCGGCGAGTTCCAAGAGGCGACTACTTGGTCACTGGATACATGGGGAGAATACCTTGTCGCCTGCTCGGTCGATGACGGCAAGCTTTACGAGTGGCAGTTAAACGCAGGCACTCCTGCGGCGGCCATTGTTAACGCGCCAACATCTAACTTGGCCTTGGTTGTTACTAACGAGCGCTTCCTGTTCGCACTAGGCGCCGGCGGCAACCCCAGAAAAGTGCAGTGGTGCGACAAGGAAGACAACACGGCTTGGACCCCGGCGGCAACTAACGAGGCCGGTGACTTTGAGCTTGCGACTAATGGCGAGATCTTAAGCGGCCACAAGATGCGCGGAAGGACTCTCATACTGACGACTACAGACGCGCACATTGCTAGTTACATTGGCCCGCAGCTTGTTTTCCAGTTTCAGCGTGTAGGCACAGACTGCGGTGCGATATCGCGTCATGCGTGTGTTTCCCATATGGAAGGCGCGTACTGGATGGGCTCCAAGAGCTTTTTCTTCTTTAACGGCTCGGCTGTACAAGAGATGCCCTGCGAGGTCTTGGATTACGTCTTCACTGACATAAACAACGACCAGCGGTCCAAGGTCACCGCTATGAACAACGCCCAGTACGGCGAGGTGTGGTGGTTCTACCCTTCTGGTGGCTCGGTAGAGAACGACCGGTATGTGGTTTACAACTACCTCGAGAAATATTGGAACATTGGTACGCTTTCCCGTACGTCAGGCTTTGATGCCGGTGTCATGAAGCACCCGATTATGTTCGATGCATCGGGTAAGCTGTACGACCATGAGACCGGATTCGATCACGATGGCACGGCCCCTCATGCTGAGTCGGGTCCGATCTTATTTGGATCTAGCGTTGTAAAGGTTAACGAGATCATCCCGGATGAGAAGACGCAGGGCGAGGCAACACTGACCTTCAAGTCTCGCTTTTACCCTAATGGTGACGAGTTTACTCACGGGCCGTTTACAATGGCTAACCCGGTAAGCGCTAGATTCTCAGGGCGTCAGCTACGCATGCGTGTAAATGGCACTGAGCTAAACAACTGGCGCTTCGGCGTCCCCCGCCTTAACTTATTGCCGGGTGGCAACCGATGAGCCTTGCCCCTCCACCGTTTGGTCCCGAGTGGAAAAACTGGGGCGAGCGCCTTGTAGACCATTTAAATCGCATTCGGTCCAAGCTCGTATTTAAGCAGACCGCCGACAGCGCTAACGAAGACGGGATTATCCTGTACGACAACATAAACAAGTATCCGGTGATATCAGTCGACGGCGAGTACAGACAGATAGTCTTAGCAGATGGTCACGGTGACTTTACGATTAGCTCAGACTTCACCTATACGGCCGCAGACACGACTTATGAGCTGACTTTTACTGCCGGGGCTAACAATGACGGGTTAACGCTTACTGGCTCTCAGATCGCATTTGACAAGCCCGGTTACTACCTTGTTAGTTTTAGTGTGCAGATATTTTCGTCTTCCAGTTCAACGTTGGAGTTTGTGTTCTGGCCCAAGATCAATGGATCGAATCTTGCGGGTAGCACAATAAGGACTGCGCTTCACGGAAACTCAGAGACAACGGTTGTTAGCCGGGCGGTCATTATCCACGCTAACGCAAACGATTATTTAGAGGTGGCTACGGCGTGCGACAGCACTAACGGATCTTTGAAAGCGTTCGCAGCTAACGGTATTTCTGATGAGCCTGCGTGCCCTGCGGCAACACTTACGATCATACGCTTCCATAGGTGATATAATTGACCACTATTGTAGATGAGTTAGTTCGTTGTAAGCCTTGGTTAGAGGCGGCGCTAGAAAGATCAGGCGGCACGCACACGCTAGAAGACGTTGTGCAGTCGATACAGACAGGGGCCATGCAGTTTTGGCCGGCACCGAGAGGTTGCGCAGTAACAGAGGTAGTTAACTACCCGCAGAAAAAAGTTTTACATATCTTTCTGGCGGGCGGTGAGATGGATCAGATTATAGACATGGATAGCTCAGCGGTTGAATTTGCAAAGATGAACGGTTGTACAGGGATGAGCATTGCCGGCCGCAAAGGATGGGCTAAAGTTTTGAAAAACAAAGGTTACGAAGAGACCTTCACGGTTCTAGGAAAGGATATTTAATATGTCAGGTGGTGGAAAAGGCGGCGGCCAAACGACACAGGTAGAGATCCCTAGCTGGATACAAGGCCCAGCGTCTCGCAATTTGCAGCGTGCAGAGCAATTAGCTCAGGTCGGGTACATGCCCTACTACGGGCCTTCGGTTGCGGCGCTGACTCCAATGCAAACCCAAGCTATGCAATCTACCGCAGACGCGGCCGCGACATTTGGTTTGGCTCCGCAGATGGACGTCATGGCCGGGATGCCGCAGGCGCAAGACTTTGGCGGTATTCAGGGTTACGGAACCGGGCAAATGTTTGAGCAGGCGATTGCTGATTTGGCTGCCAATCAGCCGGCTCAGGCGGCAATGTTTAACCGGCAGTTTGCTGGCCCACAGATGGG